CCCTAATGGGCCGTCGTAAACTTTAGAAACAAGGAGATAATTAAAAATGAGTTTAGCTAAATTTCGCAAAGTAGGCACTAAAACCGGTGCTGGTCGCTTTGTGGTTTCAGAAGGTATTGCTCCAGCAGCATACCTCCTTCCACATCCTGGTCTACCAACTTGGTATCTTGACTCAGAAGACGACCGTTTTGAGATAGTAATTCCTAAGGGAACTATCCTTTCTGTCGTAGCAGATGCAAATGGTGATGCAAGAATCGTGCCAGCTAATGGTACCGGTTCAAGCCAAGCCTATGGTGACAACATGCCTACGAGCTGGGATCCACTAGATGGAGCAACTCCAGCTTACAGCTCTGGTGCAACTGATACAGTTACAGTTGCGGCAAGATCGGTTCCAATCGGTGTTGCACAGTATGACTTGTATCGTCCTTTTGATAAGGGCACCTCACAAGGCGCTGGCTTCATTACCCATGGTTATGTTGAATACCCAATGGTAAGCGGAATTAACAATACCGTAACAGTCGGTAGCGTTGTTCGCTCTGACAATATGGGTCGTCCAGTGTTGGCAGCTGCAGCCAACTTCCTTAACGGAAGCGATGTCTATTCTTACCTCCAGGTTGGTAAGGTAGTCGAAGTAGAAAAGTTTGCAACCAACTTTGATGATGGTTTGCTTTCTTACATGCAGCTTCCTTCAGATCCAGGTGCACTTAAGACAGTATTTGAACTTACCCGTTCAGGCACTTTCTCAGGTAAACTTGGTATCCGTAGTAATCTGGATGTCAACAACGTCATTGGCGCTTTCCGCGTCAACCTAACCTTATAATACTAGCAGGAGGAAAATCCTAAGATGAGTAAAACAATCCAAGAACTTCTTTCTGGTCTCCCAGCATGGGAAGCAGCATTATCAGAGGATGGGTATATCGATGAGAACAATAGAGTAACCGTAAGGGAAGCATTTGCATCACCTGATGCAGCAATACTTTTCCCCAAGATTATCTCTCGTACTCTAAAGGAAGCAGCTGAGCCACAGCTTTTGGTAACTCCTTTGCTTTCAACAGTACGCCTTGGCAAAGGTCGTTCCCTCGAATTCCCAGCCGTTAATGCTATTCAAGCAGCTGAGATCCCAGAAGGACAAGAGTATCCAGAGCAGGCACTCGCCTTTGCAAAGCAAATTGAGGGTAAAGTCTCAAAGAAGGGCGTGAAGTTAGCATTCACCGAAGAAGTCATCACTGACTCACTTTGGGACATTGTTGGTCTTCACGTTCGTGCAGCAGGTCGTGCTATGGCACGTCTCAAAGAACAAATCGCACTAAGTCGCTTCAAAGATGCTGCAACAATCGTCTTTGACAACGATGATGCAGGTTATGATGACACAACTGGTAAGGGTTTCACTGGCACAGCCAATGGAACAGTTACTTGGGATGACATCGTTGACATGGCGGCTGTTCTTATGGCTGAAAAGCACATTCCAACAGACTTTATACTTCACCCACTTATGTGGTCAGTATTCCTTAAGGATAATATCTTCCATGCAGGTGGCGCAGCTTCTGCTGTTGGCACAAGCTGGGGATACCGTCCTCAGTCACCGGATGCAGCACTCAATGCAACCGCTCCAATGGGTCTTAATGTTTTGGTTTCACCATTCGTTAGCTTTACAGCTAAGAGTGGCGCAACCGCAGCTAAGTCAGACCTTTTCTTGATTGACCGTAATGAGGTTGGTACACTCCTCGTTAAAGATGACATGACAACAGATCAGTTTGATGATCCAAGCCGTGACATCCGTCAGCTTAAGATGAAAGAGCGTTATGACATTGTTATGCTCGGTGACGGTGAAGGTATCACTGTTGCTAAGAATGTAAGCCTAGCTCGTAACTACGAGGTTCAGCTCACTAACGAAGTCTAATAACCTTAGGACAATTATAGTTATGGCCACTAATCATGGCAGTCCGTGGGATAAGGGGTGGTTGCGAAAGCTTCCACCCCTTATCTTTTTTTATAAACAAGTATTACTAATAATGTATACGTCAATAAGGAGAGAATGTGGCCCTATATCTTATAGAGAGCGCTAGTGTTGATTCTGAAGTAGTAGTTATTAAATTTGGAAGAACTGTTAAAATCAGTTCATTAATAAATGCAAATTTTATTGTTCAAACAACAGATGCTACTCCAGTTGCTGTTGCTAGTCCGTTCACTCCTATAAACAGCATTACTGATTACAATCAAATATCCAGAACACTAAGGCTATTTTGGGATGTTCAACTCCAGTCTGGCGAAGAGTACGTTGTTAGGGCAGTAAATTTACTAGATGCAGTAAATGAAACTATTCCAGAAGAACAAATAAAATTCACAAAGTCAGATGATGCTACTCCTTCAACTATTACATCTTTTCAAGAGCCTTTATACGAAGAAATATTAATAGAAGATAAATCAGTCAGAGCAGATGCATTTTCTACTGTTCAAATTTTAGCCAAGAATCCTAATTTTTATATAGTTTCTGTTGATCCGGAAAACGGAGCATTTTATATAGACAGAGAGTATGGTAACGGTAGAGTTATAATTGAGTTCAATGCAAGACCCGCTTCAAACTTCTTAAATACAAAATATTTTAAAGCTCAAAAGAAAAAAATACAAAGAACACCATCAAGGTGGGAAAACATTGATGCAAGGGTCTCAATGCATTCTTGGAAGTCAGAGGTATACGTAGATTTTCCATCATCTGATGCAACTCCAGTGTTCAATGTAGATGGAAAAGAATATTATGAAACTGGATATAAATATAGAGTAATTTTATCAAAAGACATAGGAATATAGAGTGGCCAATTTTGTTTATAAAAAAGCAAAACAAGCTATCTTAAACGGTCAATTTAACTTTAGTGCTGATTCATTTAGAGTAAGCTTCATTAAGAACTCGTACACTCCAAATGAAAATTCACATGAATTCTTGTCTGATATACCATCTGCTAGCATTGCCTACACTACGGGTAACATTGCTGGAATAACAAATACCCTAGGGACTATAGATGCTGGAGATTTTAACTTTACAATTCCAGAAAATACAGCATTTAATGCAATAGTTTTTTATAAAGTTGGTTCTAATGATGCTACTTCTAGATTACTATTTTACATAGATAACTCAACTGGTTTACCATTTTCTGGTTCTTCAGAAGTGGTTACTGTTATCTTTAACTGGAATAATGATATTAATAAAATACTTTCCATATAGGGGAATATAATGGCTACAAATTATCCAAACTCTTTAGATGTTCTAATAAATCCAACATCAACTGACAGTTTAAATTCTACAACAGTTCCACACCATTTGCAGCACGCAAATTTAAATGATGCAATGGAAGCAGTTCAAACTGTTTTAGGATTAAATCCAGCTGGATCTTATTTAACGCTTAAAGATAGAATCGCTGCCTCAGAGGCTCTAAATGGCATGAGTGACGTTACTATTACATCTGTTGCAACAGGTAATGTCTTGCGATATAACGGCTCTAAATGGGTCAATCACGCTGAAGTAAATTTAACCGACGGAGGAAATTTCTAAAATGCCAAATACAATTAGAATTAAAAGAAGAGCTTCTGGAGGAGCAGCCGGTGCGCCAGCGTCACTAGAGAATGCCGAACTTGCCTATAACGAAACTGATGATATTCTGTATTATGGTAGAGGAACTGGTGGTGCAGGTGGCACAGCAACGACCATTCCAGCTATAGCTGGATCAGGAGCTTATACTACTCTTGGAACTACTCAAACAATTACTGGAAATAAAACTTTCTCAGGCACTTTAGATCTTGGTTCTTCTGCAATCGCAACTACAAAAACGGCTGGCAATAACTCAACAGCAGTAGCAACTACTGCATACGTAGATTCAGCAGTAAGTGGAGTTAGTGCATTTGGTGGATTAAGTTTTGCTGGAGATAGTGGAACTACTCAAAACATTGCAAGTGGTGATACTCTAAATGTTCTTGGTGGAACTGGCTTAAGTTCAGTGGCTTCCAATACAGACACTGTTACAGTTAACCTGGACAATACTAGTGTAACAGCCGGCTCATATGGTTCAGCTAGTGCAATTCCAACCTTTACGGTTGACGCCCAAGGTCGTTTAACTGCAGCTGGAACAGCTTCTATATCTACTTCATTTACAGTCGACGCAGACAGTGGTTCAGACCTAACAATTTCTGGTGGAGACACCTTTAGAATAATTGGTGGCACTGGCTTAACGTCGACAGCTTCTGCAACCGACACACTTACCTTGGACCTTGATAACACTGCAGTAACTGGTGGATCCTACGGTTCTGCCTCATCGGTTGGAACCTTCACCGTTGATGCTCAAGGTCGCTTGACCGCAGCAGCTTCGACTACTATAGAAATTGCACTTGGAACAAATACTTCAGGAAACTATGTAGCAACAATAACTGGTGGAACTGGCGTTACTTCTTCTGCAGCAACAACAGGTGAGGGAACAACTCACTCATTGTCAATCGGTCAAGATGTAGCAACGTCTGCAAGCGTAACATTTGCAGGACTTACGCTTAATAGCGGAAGCATGGTTTTTGAAGGTGCAACCGCTAATGATCATGAAACAACCCTTGCTGTTACAGATCCAACCGCAGATAGAACAATTACTCTGCCAGATGCAACTGGCACTGTAGCACTTACGGCAGATAAGCTTTCAGCTTTTGCAGCGACTTCATCATCAGAACTTGCTGGAATTATATCGGATGAAACTGGTACTGGAGCACTTGTATTTGCTAATACGCCAACACTTGTAACGCCAAACATCGGTGCTGCTACTGGTACATCTCTTGTACTTTCAGGTGACTTAACTGTTAATGGTACAACAACTACGATTAACTCAACAACCATCACAGTTGACGATAAGAATATCGAGCTTGGTTCAGTAGCAACTCCAACAGACGCAGGTGCTGATGGTGGCGGTCTTACGCTCAAGGGCGCAACAGACAAGACCTTTAACTGGATTGATGCAACTGACGCATGGACTTCATCTGAAAACATGAACCTTCTAACTGGTAAGTCATTCTTAATTGCAGGAACTTCTGTACTTAATGGCACGACTCTTGGTTCAGGAGTAACTGCATCAAGCCTTACCTCGGTTGGCACAATAGCAACTGGAGTATGGAACGGTACGGCAATAGCCATAGCTAACGGTGGAACCGGCTCTACAAGTGCTGGAGACGCTCGTACGGCTCTTGGATTGGCAATTGGCACAAACGTACAAGCTTACAACTCAACATTAGCAGCAGTAGCTGGTGGAACATATACTGGTGATGACAGCATTACAACTGTAGGAACTATTGCAGCTGGTGCTTGGAATGGCACAGTAATTGGCTCAACTTATGGTGGAACCGGAGTAAACAACGGATCTAGCACCATTACTCTTGGTGGTAACCTTGTTACATCTGGCGCCCATGCTACTACGCTTACTACAACCGGCACTACGGGCGTAACCTTGCCAACAACGGGAACTCTTGCTACTTTAGCTGGATCTGAGAGTCTTACAAATAAGACAATTGATTCGTCTAACATAGGCGCAACAACTAAGGGTACAGGAGCCTTCACCACCCTAACCTCAAACGGTGCTACAACATTTACTGCAGCAACAGCATCTTCGTCTTACACAACTGGTACTTTAGTTGTAACTGGTGGAGTTGGAATATCTGGAGCTCTTTATGGAAACAGCAGTGCTTTGGAAGGCTTTATAGTTGACGGTGGCACATTCTAACACTATAATTAACTAAGACTTTATGTATGGAGTAGAAATGACAAATCAATATAGCATATTATTTGTCAACAGGTTAAATTATGGCTATTAATAGTGGAAATACTTCGGGGACAAGAAAAAATAATGTCCCAAATATAGTTGGCGATAAACCAGTTGTTGCCGACCCTAAATTAACAGCAGCTGAGTTCACTAAGCGGAACTGTAACTAATACAGCTTTAAACGATCCAACTCCTGGGCAACCATTATTAACAAGACTAGATGAGATCCTTTCTTCCAATCCTGCTGCCAATACTGTATATCCAAGAAAAGAAGCAGTAGGCTATACTAAGTATAGTCCTTATTTTCCTCCTTATTTTCCACCGTTCTTTCCACCATTCTTTCCACCGTTCTTTCCACCGTTCTTTCCACCGTTCTTCCCACCGTTCTTCCCTCCGTTC